GGTCATTATAAGGTTTGGAAAGTTATCAACCAAACTTGTCATGGACTTAAAAAATCTTGTTTGTCTTGCAAGAGTTTCTGTCATGATTTTAGTATTCGCCCTTTGAAGATTGACAATATTCTCTCTTCTTGCGATTAAAGCTTCTTCTCTTCTGCTAACTTCAGCAACTCGGCCGCCACCACGTTCAAACGCCCCTGCTCTTCGGCCGCCTCCCTCTGCTGCAAAAGCCCTTAAATCCGCTACGGAACCAAAACCGCCGGCTTGTGTTAAAGCTTGTGTTATTAAACGACCTTCCATGCCGCCCATTCCCCTCGCTCTAGTTAAAGCTTCCCTAGTTTTTGTAGAGAGATACTCCACTCTCTGCTTTGGATCCATTTCTTGTAAGGCAAGCGCATTAAACTCAATACCTAAAGAGGAAAATACCTGATTTAGTCTTGCGCCAATCTCTTGTGATTGCTCAATTGTATCAAATTTTGTAGCTATTCCGTAAAGTTTATTTGCCTCCATTCCCATGCGGCGTGACATAACCTGAAACTGCATAAAAGCCTGATTCATCTCTTTTGGATCTAGGAAGTCCATGAACGATTTAATATTGTTAGTATAGCTTTTTACGACCTCCTGTACTGATTGTCCAGTTTGGCGGGCAAAGCCGACTAGTGACCTTCTAGTAGAGTCGAGTTGATTGGCGTTCATGTCTAAATTAGAAGTTAACGTGCCAACCATTTCGTATGCATCTTTCGTATCAACGCCAAAAGCCTTTAAGCGGCTGGCAAAATCAACAAGACCAACGGTGTTTTTCTTATAAATATCTAAGAGTTTTACGTTCTGCTGTGTAAAATCTCTAGTTATTTTATAATTGTCGTCAATTGAAACACCAAACTCTCTAGTTTCTTTAGATAAATCAAACAGAGAATCACGCAAAGCCTCTTTACTTAATTTTAGTTGATCAACGCCAGCCGAAGATTTATTAAGAGCTTCGTTTAAATCTATAAACCTGCTGGCCATGGTGCCGGTGGCTATGCCGGCAACATCAAGGGCCTTCATGGCAACACTTGTTGCTGATAATTTATTATTAAACAATTCTAAAAGAGAGGCAGAATCCGCAAGACCTTCTTTAATTTTGTTTTGAGTTTCTACTTGAGCTTTTAAAACAGCTATTTGAGCTTGTAATTGTTTTATTGTCGGTTTGGCCATACTTTAAATAGTTATGATTGCTCAGTTTTTATCATCTCTAATGATTTATCAAAAATCCAGCGTCTTAAAGAGACTGGTAGGCAATATAGTTCTGTAAAAGACCAATTAAAGTTTTTCATCATAATGAGAAAGGTTTTATAAACAGCGGCGCTATACTCATTCGTTAGGGTAAAAAAAGCTAGCCCCGACTGGGACACCTCCTTTGTTCTCAGAGCCACACTTAATACAGGCGTGATCATAAGTGAAATCTACACCCGGAAGCATTTTCATGTACTGCTTCATAAAGTATCTTGAATCTCTGATTGCCATGTTCTGAACAAAAGAGGCAATATACATGGGATCTTGGTTCCCATCAATCTCAGAAAATATTTGTTTATATCTTTCAATTATAAACTGTTCTGGTAAACCATGTTTCTTTTTTTGGTCTATTCTCGCTTGTATCGCTTTATCATCCTCACCAGTTAATATTTTTGCTTTAACTTTTTTCTTTGAAACTGGCAAGTCAATAAAAATTCCGCCGTCGCTTTTTATTTTATCAAAATCAACGTGATAGTGGTTAAGCTCATTTATATTAATTGAAAGCTCGTTCTTGGTACCACATGAATTACATACATATTCAAATTCATAATCTTCGCCGTATGCATTTGACCTACAGGCAATTTGAATTGCTGACTTATCTCCGCTAAGAAGCGTGTCGACTTTAATCGCCCTGTCTAAAATAACACTTTCCAACAGCTTTTCTAAAACCACGCCCTTCTCAATATATGAAGTGTTTAAAAGGATATCCTCCTCTTTTGTAGTCATATATTTTATTTCTATGGTCTCTTTATTGTATAGCGGGTGGCCTTCGGGGTAAAGCGAACCCCTAGATGGCAAATCCACCAACATGGTTGGTACTGAATATAAATTATTGTTTTGTTGTCCCTGTGCCTGAGACATCATTTTAAGCAGATTCGCATCAATCTGCGGTGCACCTTGTTGACTCATTATAACCTCTTATTTTAGCCTACTAAATTTGTTCTTTCTAATGTTGAATAGTCTGATGTTGAACCAGCCACCTCTAACGTGGCGAAATCATATTTTACAGTAACAGATAAGTTTGTAAGACTATCTTGATCGTAACTTAATTGTGAAGGCTTAAGCGCTGTGATATAAGCACCATGTAGTTCCCACAATTCAACAACGCCGCCATCAGCATTTAATGACTTTATTTTAACAGGTCCGAGAGCTTCTGTTAACTGTAATTTTCCTATATCTTTTATAAACTCTGTATTAATGTCATTTGGTGGATCCCAAACCAAATCATTTAATTTGTTGTAAAAATATCCAAGAACCGTAGTAAAGTTGTACCCTTCATAAATTTCTTTAATGGTAAAAGTGACTGGTTCCCAAGTTATTGAAGTTGGAATTGAAAAATTCCAATTTAAAAGCCGACTTTCTTGTGTTTGTATCGAATAAGATGGCCTGTTAACATCCACTATATAAGCGACATCAATACCTCTTAGTTCTAGAAAGAATCTGTGAGTGGCTTGTAAAACACCTTGTTCATGTATTAAAGCTCTGGGGCGGCCACCATCAGATGGTAAAAGCTCCTCTTTAGAGCCTAGGAGCGCTCCGAACTTATTTAAACCTTTTCCACTTCCCCAAAACATCTAAAGTAATTAGGTGTTGTTTAAAAAAGTTAGCCAATAGTTATTAGATCTTGGTTAATCTCTAGATCAGCCCAATCATACACAATAGTAAGATTCATGCCGAGTAGGTCTTCTGAGGCGTAATCAAAATCATCGTGTGATACTTTACTAATCCAAGCGTTGTTCAAAGTCCAAGTTTCAGCGATGACGCCATCGGCATTAAGTGCTTGCACTTGAATTGTACCTAAATTGCCTTGAACAAACTTCTTCTTGGAAATAGAGAAACGATGACCACTGTTATCGCCGGCCCATGTTGAGGGCGAGCGATAGCCAGCCTCTGTAATAATACTTAATAGTCTTCTCGATGCATCAAAATCAATAGGATCCACAAGTGTTACTTCGATATTGTCCCAAGTTACTCTACCGGGGAATTTAAATTCGTGTCCCAAGAAGTTGTGCTTTCCCCCTTCTGTAACATTGATATTGGGTCTTCCAGCAGTTCTCACAACCCAAGCTGGGACATCCGCAAGGATTAAGATATATTTAAATTTTCTTTTTGGCTCAATTCCTGCTGATTGCCATGGTGGTAAATTAGTCGCTTGTGGCATTTATTAATCTCCTGTTAATCTTCAAAAGCTGCCCCTGTATTAGTAATTATGAAATCAACTGCGACAAATTCAATTGCCCGGGCTGGTTTCAAGAAAACCTTAGCATACAGAATATTTTGATCAATTAGATCTGGTGTTGTAGTTGTTTTATCCAAAACCAATTTATAATCAGTTAAGCCAAATCTAGCCTTGACATCAGCCAAGAATGGATTCGCTCTTGAAATAAATCTGTCCCAAGTCTCCTGAACGTTTGGCTCAAAGAGAAGTTCATTTGAAATTCTGGATATCCCCTTCTTCACAAAGAGCAACAATCTTCTGACATTAATTCTGTCCAAGGCGCTTCTCTTAAGTTGCAAAGTCTTTTGACCAAAGATCACGATACCTTCACTTGGGAAGCTGGCGATTGGGTTAATATTGGCGTCATACAAGTCATCGCGATCATCCGAGGTGAGCCTGTCTGTGACTCCAACAACTGGCAAGCCTGCAATACCGCTAGATAATCCACCACGGTTAAACCCTGCTGGAGCAAACCACGGAGCTTTAACTCTATCGGTGTACGACATGGCCCCTATTGCCAAGACGGAAGGTGGCATGTAAACTAAGTCGCCAGTCAGAGTATCCCTAACCTGCACATAGGGGTAATAAGCACATGCGTAGCTGCTATTGATCTGACGATTCTTCATATTAGTAATCGTAGTGGATACTGAGCCGTAATTAACAGTACCCGCATTTGCATTCGCGCCTTCGTGACCGGGCTGGAAATCTCCCTCTAGGTCGATAACTGCCAAGGCATCTGCTCTATCCTCTGTCACGTCAATCAAGTGTCGCGTTAAGCTGTCGTTGGTGATACCGGGGATTGAAACTATGTTGTATTCAGCGAACTCTGGATCCTTTACGGAATCAATCGCTTGCTTAATTGTGTTGTAAGCGTAGTTGCTTGTTTCTGTGGTACCATCATGGAACGTATTTCTAATTGGATTTTTCTCTGTGATGTCAAAGCCATCGGTTCCACCATACAGTAACGTCGTAAAGGCTGAAATTCCAGTATCCAACAAGCTGGTGTAGCCACCACTAAGAGCGGTGTACGAAGTGCCTGCGCGGCGAGAGCCTGAAACGTAACCGTATCTTTTGTTATCATCTTGATATTTAATATCGTCAAGCGTGAAAACCCATTGGTGGGTCAACAAAGGCGCTGTCGACGAGGGATCATGGATCTCGGAAATGTCAGACGACGGGGTTCGAACCAAGTCAATAACATCTCTGTTGAAGACAACACTAGAATCACTCTTGCCTGTCCAGACGCCAAAGTTGACCTGACTCAGAGATGATAGTCCATCTTGATCCGAATTCTGTCTTAGTCTTGCCTCTGGGAACACAAGCTTGTAGCAAAGATCTACATGGGATGATGTGATAAAGTTCGTGCCTTGGAACGACTCAAGGCCGATTCGGGTGGCTCCAACGTCACCGCCCAGAGCAAAAGCGTGGACACCAGACTCTTTCACCGGGTT